GCTCGCGCTGGCGCAATCCCTCACCGAGCAATTCAGCGAAAACCTGCGCTACGTCGCCAACTGGGGACGCTGGCTGATCTGGGACCGGCAGCGCTGGCAGCAGGACGAGAAGATGCGCGTGTTCGAACTCGCGAAGCGCGTCTGCCAGTCGGCCGCCAGGTACCTGTTGGAGGACCCGGAGCTGGACCTGACGCCGGCGCGACGCAAGACCGCTGCGTCGATCCTCTCTACGTCCAGAACCGTGGCCGCAGTCGAAAAGCTCTCACGGAGTCATCCGCTGCACGCGCGCGCCGTGGCCGACTGGGACCGCGATCCGTGGCTCCTGAACACACCCGGCGGCACGATCGATCTGCGCACCGGCATCCTCCGCGAGCACCGCCAGGACGACCACATCACCCACATGACCACGGTCACGCCGGGCGGCCACTGTCCGCTCTGGCTGGAGTTTCTCGAGACCGTCACCGCGGGTGATCACGCGATCCAGGGTTACCTGAAGCGCCTCGCCGGGTATGCGCTGACCGGCATCACGCGCGAGCATAGCCTCGATTTTTTTTACGGCGGCGGAGGAAACGGCAAGGGCACCTTCCTGAATACGCTCACCGCCATTTGGGGCGACTACGCCAAGATTGCCAGCGTGGACACCTTTATCGAGTCGCGGCAGGATCGCCACACCACCGATCTGGCCATGCTGCAGGGCGCGCGTCTCGTCACCGCCCAGGAAACCGAGGAGGGGCGGCGCTGGGCCGAGGCGCGCATCAAGGCGCTGACCGGCGGCGATCCCATCACCGCCCGCTACATGCGCCAGGACAACTTCACTTTCCTGCCGGAATTCAAGCTCGTCATCGCCGGCAACCACAAGCCAGGCGTCCGATCGGTCGACGAAGCCCTGCGCCGGCGCCTCCATCTGGTGCCATTCAACGTCACCATCGACGCCGATAAACGCGACCACAACCTCTCCGAGAAGCTCAAAAACGAGCATCCGGGGATCCTCAAATGGGCCATCGAAGGGTGCCTGGAATGGCAAAACGAGGGCGGTTTGAGGGCCCCGAACAGCGTCAAAACAGCAACTGAAGACTATCTCGGAGCGGAGGATACCTTCCAGAACTGGTTCGATGAGTGCTGCAGAGTGGTGTCGGAAGACGGTTTTGAGACCCTCAAAGACCTGTATTCAAGCTACAAAATGTGGTGCGAAGAGTCCGGGGAGTATGTGCAAAAGAAGCGCAAGCTGCAGGATCGGCTCGAGGTCATGGGGTTCCAGCACGGGACCAATAAAATCAGTTCCGGATACCACGGAATTTGGATAAAACCTAAGTGATTGATTTTAAAGGCGGTGGTTTTTGGTGGTTTTTCTACCTATTAGTACGCTTCAGGCGCGCGCGCGTACGTGTACAGTGGAATGGTTTGGAAAACCACCAAAAACCACCAGAAAGGCAATAAATCTCAAATGCTCTCTTTTTGGATCGAATGGGTGAAAACGTGGTTTGCCAGCAATAAAGGGCAACCTGTCATGCGGACTCTTGATTTGGACTTCCCGGACTTCCAGCCGACCCTGCCGCTGACCCCGGCGGTCCAGGAGCGCTACCAGGCGGTCAGGGGTCAGGCCGAACAGCGCGACCGTCTGGCCCGCATTGCCAGCCAGCGAGATTCCTATGCCGCCCAGCTGCGCGAGTTTCAGCGCATGGCGCTCGAGGATGATGTCGGCGGCCCGCCATCGATAGACGAGATCAACCGCGCCGTCATGCATGTCGCACTCCACGGCTATCAGGTCTCGTGGGGTCGCATCGAACACCGGATCGCCGAACCGGATCCGTGAAAAATCTGTGCGATATCACACAAAGTACTTGCATTATCGAAAATTTTGTGAATAATCAATCCAACCCGGGGCCTCGCTGGCCTTTTGCAGGTCGTCTCGCAAGGCGGTTGCCCCTGCTTCTCCTTTCTGCCGCTTGCGCCCCGGGCCCGATGAAAGGAACACATGTCTCTGACCATTTCCGAGCTGAAAACCGAGATCCAGGCCTGGGGCGCTAAGGTCGAAGGCGAGGCGAAGACCTGGTTTGCGAACCTCGAGAGCTGGGCAACCGGCGAGGAAGCCAAACTCACCGCCGCCATCACGCTCCTCCAGGGTAATGGCTACACCGTGACGCCGCCTGCAAAACCCGCCACTCCGGCCGCTTGAAAGGGGAAAGCATGAAGATGCAGCAAAAAGGTACCGAGTACGGCAGGAAAGGCGAGTCGGGGGAGCGCTCTCCGAAAGGATCATCGTCCGAAGATACGCGCGGCGAGAAGCGCGTCAAGACGCCGATGATGGACAAGGAAAAATCGTCTGTCAGCGCGCGCAAGGGAAGCGAATCCGGCGAGACTGGCGAGCGCATTCCCGATGCCGGAAAGCGCGATCGGGCCGATGAAAAGCACGAATCCATGACCGGCGGTGTCGGCATGGGCGTGAAAGACGGTATCGGCGAGCGCTCGTCGAACCACATGGGCAAGCACGATGGACGCACCGGCGAGCTGAACACCGGACGTCATGAGGGCAATGTCTACGATCACAAGCGGGGCTAGCTTTGATCGCCATGTCGCAAATCGACTCAGAGCGCGGCTATCTCGCTGCGATTGGCCAAGCCGCCGCGCAGGGAATTGTGCAATTGGACACCGTCCCCGTCCCCGTCCCCGATTTCGCTTGGTGCCTTAAGGAACGGATGAACGCCCTGCTTGCCGCCGAGTCGCATCGTTCAACTCAACTGGAGATTCGGTGCGTGAACGAAAATGGGGGTGTACGGGAGTCCGTTGAGTGGTTGCCTTTAGATGTTCCCGAGGGCGTGTTTGCATGCTTCCGTGACGGCATCCGCGAGTGCATCCAGTATGTGATTTCCCGGGATGAACTCCGAATCCGATTTGATGGCCTCACCGCGAACGGTCAGTGGTATGTCGAATATGTCATTTCCGGCGGAGAGGCAGAGGAAAACCCCGATTGCGACGAGCGCATTTCCCTGCGCGCTCAGGCCCGGAAAGAACTCACCCGGATGGCACTCCAATGAGGCAGCGTGTCACCCGCACACCCACCGCAAAGACAGCCCCCACCATCGAGCAGCTGAAGTCGCTTCATCCCGGTCCGATTCTCTACGACATCGAATCGGACCAATGGCGCCCCATCCGGGACTACCTGTTGGTCAAACAGGACGAGGCCCACGTCATGCCCTCCGGCATCCTGGTGGTCCCGCCCAAAGGTATCGTTGAGTCGCAAAAGCAATGGGGACACACCGGCACCGTCCTCGCCGCCGGCCCCGGCCTCTGGGTCGGATTTGGCAAAAAGCAACAGTTTCTCGAAACCACCGTCAAACCGGGCGACCGCATCGTTTGGGGTGAATTCCTCCCGTCTGCCATCGTCGAGCACAACGGCGAGCGCTGCATCGTCATCCGCGAGAAGGATGTGTGCGGAATAATTGAGCAGCAAGAGGCCGCGTGACATGTCTGCCACAACAGAATTGGTGCAGACGACCACCAAGCGCAAAGCGCCGAAAACTGCGTTCAAGCCTGGCCAATCGGGCAATCCCGCTGGTCGCCCTGTTGGTTCTCGCAACAAGCTTACCGAGGATTTTCTGCGTGCGTTGTCCGAGGATTTCGACCAGGGCGGCAAGGATGCCATTTTGGCGATGCGCACCACCGACCCGAGCGGCTACGTCAAGGCCATTGTGCAGCTCTGCCCGAAAGACATTACCGTCACGAACAAATGGGATGACATGAGCGATGAGCAGCTCGAAGCCGCTTTTGACGCCGTCACAGCTATCATTGCCGCCCAACGAACTGCAGGAAATCCTGGGGCGCCTGCTGCAGGAAAGAAAGTCACACAACCGGCTTAAGGGCTATCGTCCCTATGCCAAGCAACTCGAATTTCACAACGCCGGTGCCACGCATCGGGTGCGCGCTCTCATCGCTGCGAACCAAGTTGGCAAAACGCTGTCAGCGGGTGCTGAGTTCGCTATACACCTCACCGGGCGCTACCCGGATTGGTGGCAGGGACGCGTGTTCAACGCACCAGTGTCTTTTTGGGCGTCTGGTGTGACGGGTGAATCGACTCGAGACAACCCGCAGAAAATCCTGTACGGCCCTCTTGGCCAGCCAGGAACCGGCATGATCCCGCAGAAAGCCATCAAGGACGTATCTCCGCGGCGCGGGCTGGCTGATGCGGTCGACACCATTCTTGTGAAATGGGGCGGCGGCGGCGACGTGCAGGCGGGCGTATCCGAGCTGGGATTCAAGTCCAATGACCAGGGGCGCGAGAAATGGCAGGGCCCCACCAAGCACGGCGTGTGGCTTGATGAAGAGCACGACGAGGACGTGTTTAACGAGGCGATGACGCGCCTGAACGTGCACCAAGGGTTGCTGTGCTGCACCTTCACGCCACTGAAGGGCATGACCTCGACCGTGCGGCGCTTTCTCATCAACCCTCCCGATTCCTGGTATTCGGTGTCGATGACGATCGATGATGCCGAGCACTATACGCCAGAGCAACGCGCCGAGATCATTGCGGGCTACGCGCCGCATGAGCGCGAGGCGCGCGCCAAGGGCATCCCGACGATGGGATCCGGACGCGTGTTCCCGCTTGAGGAGGAATTCATCAAGTGCGACGCCTTTGACATCCCGCAGCATTGGCCACAGATTGGCGGCATCGACTTCGGATGGGATCACCCGTCGGCGGCGGTGCGCCTTGCATGGGATCGGGACGCGGATGTGCTGTACGTGACCCATGCTGCGCGGGCGCGTGAGAACACGCCGCTGATGTTCGCGGCTTTGGTCAAGCCCTGGGGCGATTGGCTGCCGTGGGCATGGCCCCATGATGGGCTGCAGCACGATAAGGGGTCGGGCATCCAACTCGCGCAGCAGTATCGCCAGCAAGGCTTGCGGATGTTGGGTGAAAAGGCCACTTTCGAAGATGGCTCGAATGGCGTTGAGGCCGGCATTGCCGAAATGCTGGATCGCCTCCAGAGCGGGCGCCTCAAAGTGTTCGGTCACCTGAACGACTGGTTTGAGGAGTTCCGCATGTACCATCGCAAGGACGGTTTGATCGTCAAGGAAGGAGATGACCTCATGTCGGCCACGCGCTACGCCGTGATGATGAAGCGCTCCGCGCAAACGCGCATGCGCAAGGCACCGAAGATGACGCGCGATTATCAGGGATCCGACGCATGGATGGGTTGACGCCATGAAAACTTACCGCAAGCGGGAATTCTTGAGCAAGGAGGGGCTACCGGCCATTCAATTTTGTGTTAAATGCACTGGGGGCGGGTATATCGACGCAGAGGTGGTTATCAGTGACACGTACAATTGCGTATCCCTGAACTTCAGCAGCGGCACCCAACAAGCGCGCGAGGAAATGCTAAGCAAGGTGCGGTTGCTGATCGGTGAATTTGCAAGATTCCAGGATGCGCTGATCCAGGCCGATAAGGAACACCCGCTGGATGAAGATGCGCGCCTGGCAGATGGGATCGACTATTGGGGGATGGGATCGACTATTGGGGGCAGCGCCGAGTGATTCCGACGAACGCCGAAGCCCCCGCCGATAGCATCGAGTTGGATCTGCTGCGTGACTTCTACGCGCACTGGATGCAGTTGCACAAGCACGCCAAAGATCGTCCAAGTGCGGCGGCGAAGCACGCCCAGGCGCTGATCGACTTGTCGGTGGACATCGAGAAGCATCTGGCGCCGACGGTGGGGACGATGCAGTGAGCCCACAGGACGCCGTCGAGTTCCTGCGCCTGTCCAACGAGGCGGAGTCCATGAACCGCACAATGGCGATGGACGACTTGCGCTTTGTGAGCTTGGGCGACCAGTGGCCGGCCAACATCCAGAATTCGCGGCAGCTGCAGTCGCGGCCGCAGCTTACCATCAACAGGCTCGATTCCTACATCCGGCAGGTGACGAACAACCAGCGCCAGCAGCGCCCGCGCGGCAAGGCGCATCCGGTGAATAGCGAGGCCGACCCGAAGATGGCGGAGCTCATCACCGGTATCGGGCGCCACGTCGAGACGCAATCGGATGCCGATCAAGCCTACGACACCGCGTTCGATTTTGCGGTGCGTATGGGCTGGGGTTACATCCGCATGCGGACCGACTATGTAGACGAGCGCTCGATGGATCAGGACATCTTCATCGATGCTGTGGATAACCCGTTCAATGTCTACGGCGACCCGATGTCGGTGCTCCCCGACGGTTCAGACCAGAATAAATGCCTGATCACCGACCTTATCCCGAAGGATGATTTCAGGGCCGAATATGGACGCGATGCGGACGTGCGCGGATTCTCGGAGCGCGGCTCGGGCGACACGCAGGGACCGCTCTGGGTGCTGAAGAACGAAGTGCGCATTGCCGAGTATTACTGGGTCGACAAGGTGCCGGAGGAACTGGTCAAGCTGACGGACGGACAAGTGATGTACGCGGACGAGTTTCGCCGGCTGGGCCTGCGCCGGGGCTTGAAGGTGGAAGGGAGCCGCCCGAGCTGGAAGAGGCAAGTGCGTTGGGCCAAGGTCACGGCGAGCGAAATCCTTGAGGAGACCGTGCTGCCCGGACGCTGGATCCCGGTGATTCCGGTATATGGCGTCAACATCATGGTCAACGGCAAACGATATCGGTACGGCTTGACGCGCTTCGCCAAGGATCCGGCACGCATGTACAACTTCTGGAGGACCGCCATGACGGAGATCGTGGCGCTGGCGCCAAAGGCGAAATGGCTGGTCGAGGAAGGCACGATCGAGGGGCACGAGAACGAATATGCGCAGGCGAATCAGGCGCCCAATGCCGTGCTTTACTGGAAGCGCATCGGTCTGGATGGCAAGGAGGCCGAAAAGCCAGAGCGTCTCCTGACCGAACCGCCCCCAGAGGGTGCGATGGCGATGGCTGCGAGCGTGGGCGAAGACCTGCAGACGGTGCTCGGCATCTACGATCCCAATCTGGGCAAGCCTGATGGCACCGACAAGTCCGGCAAGGCAATCGGTCTGGAGCAGGGCCAGGGCGACAACTCGAATTATCATTTTTACGACAATCTGACGCGCTCGATCCGGCATGTGTGGCGCATCATGCTCAACTGGGTGCCGCAGGTCTACGATACCGAGCGCGTGATGCGCATCATCGGCGATGACGGCAAGCCGGACCTGGTGACGATCAACCAGGTGGTCCCCGCGCAGCCCATGCAGGCGCTGCAGGGCGGTCCGCAGCAACCCAT